TAAAACATCCCACCCAGCTCCAAATATATATGTAGATGTATCTCTCAATACGCTAGAAGCTGCCGTAAGCCCCTGAAGATTGTTAAATATAGTTGTTGCCTCAGTGTTTGAAGTCGGGAGTATATTTAGGTTCGCCCCGAACCTAAATGAAAGCACATTAAACTTCACTTCCGTAAAGTCAAGCGTCGAAGCAACTGTGGTAAGCTTATAATCATCATAAGTTTTAACCCTGTATGTCACAGCCGCTGTTGCGCTAGAAATACTAGTATCTCTATAAGTTGTAGAAGAAAAAGTTGTGGCTGGCGGCGATACCGTATAAGTAGTCAACAAGCTTTCTACGTTAGCAACAACCTTGTATAGTTCAACTTGTGTAAGACGTATGTTTGTATTAGATTGGTGGTTAATGGTAAATGAAATATCACTTACTGTATTCCCTTTTTCTCTAGATATATTTGTTTCTCCAGATAACGTAGAAGAGTTGGTTACTCTTGCCGCTGAAGAACTGCCGAGCGATGGAGCAGCATACGCACTAATGTTTCTTGACAAATCTACAGATGTCGATATACTGGTTGCGTCAGAAACAAAGGCAGTAACCCTGTAAGTAAATGTACTTGCAGTATAAGCATTTGAAGTCCATGAATATGTTCTGCTAAGTGCCTGAGTGGCACTTGTGTACGGACCTATAGTCTCTTGAGGAATGAAAGGACCGCTGTTTTGACTTCTAGAAATGGTAACGCTGACAGACTTGTTAATTAGTGTATTTGGGTTGTTTATAGTAAAATTAACGGTATGATTTCCGCTTGTAGTATTAAACGGAATTGAAGATGGAGATATAGACGTTGATGTTATTGTTGGGGCTTGAATATCTTGAACGGCATCTCTTATTATGTCAAGCATCGACTTAGAGTTGCCTATCTGTATCGTTTGTCCGTTAATATACTTGCCAAAGTTCCGACCCGTTGGAAGACTTACTACTACTCCTTCTGAGTTTGGATTTATAAGTTCTGTCTCTTGAAAGGAGGTTCCGTCCCAATAAAATCCCTTTCCAGCCTCAGTTCCAGCTGGGGCCGTGATGCTGCTTTGGCTAACAGAAAAAGAACCGCTTACGGTGCTAGCATCGCTAAGGGTCGTTGTAACTGTATTGTTTGTTACAGAGACGCCAGTAATGGACTTTCCGTCAGCACCAGCTGGACCAGTGTTTCCAGTATCCCCCTTCTCACCCTTTACTCCAGCCTCTCCTTGAGGGCCAGTAAGTCCGATTGGTCCCTGAGGGCCAGCGGGGCCAGTTGGACCAGCAGGGCCAGTCGCGCCATCAGCACCGTCCGCACCCGCAGGACCAGCAGGGCCTTGAGGGCCTTGAGGGCCAGCCGCACCTGTTGCACCAGCGGGACCAGCAGGGCCAGTAGCACCAGCAGGGCCAGTTTCGCCCTGTATACCCTGTGGGCCTTGAGGTCCAGCAGTTACACTATTGATGATAAATGCTGTTACTATGACAGACGGGATGGCTGGCTGAATACCATCCGCCGCCTCATAGTACAGTCTCATGTCTGGATCCTCAGAACTCCAGCAAATCTGAACGTAGTCGTCTTCGTTGAGGTCGAACAAGAAATTCCAAGAAGCCACCATCTTGGCGTTATTCTTGTCCAGCTCTACCCTTGTGTTAGAGTCAGGAACGTTTACTCCGTTCTTTCTAAACCATACGTCAACGTGATCAACCCCACTGTCAGTCTTATCAAACTGAGCAGAGAACTGAACGTTGTAAACCCCATCTTTCCTGAATGTGAGTTTATTATTGTCCACGACCTCCACTTGCTCTGACAGGTCTACGACAGGGAAGCTCATCAGATTTAGCTGATCTGCCCCCACAGAAGTCTGTATAGCCGTGGAGTAGAATGACCCATAGTAAGCCTCAGACCCTTGTATTACTACAGGAATCTGATTGTATGGGTATATAGACAGAGAGTTTGCCTTCTGTATAGCTGTAGCAACCTTTTGAGACTTTGGCTGAACAAAGGATATACTGTTTGTATCTGGTGTAGAAACACCTACAGACACCTGACTGGCCTCTTGAATAGACAGGCTATTCCCAGTCTTTTCTATACTTAATACAGACTGAGATTCAGGAACGTTTATGGATATTGAGTTCCCTGGCGGTAGAGTGAACTCCGTATTCATTAAACAGATATATCTTCATTAACCTTGAATGTACCGTACAGCCACGTCTGAGATTCGTTAGGCGCCGTTGTAGATATTGCCTCTATGTCATACACGTACATACCAGAGGCAACATTTCTCATTACGACATTGGTTGCAACGAAAACAACCTTTCCAGTCGTTACCGTTGGAACTATAACCTTTGGGGATGGAGTGGTTGTGTCTTCTGTGGAAAGCACTATCGTGGCATCTGAATCTGAGTACGCAGCATTTGCGTAGTCCGCAGTCCTAACCTCCATCTTAAATGTGTATGCGTTGGCTGGTACAGCGGCCCCAGTAGAGTCTTTCAGATCTATCTCAAGCTTGAAGGTGTCCCCCTTTCTGCATATGATGTCAACCCTCTTGGCTACATCCAGGTTTATTACATTGCTCATCTTCCTAGTAGTCTTGAAATTATACTGTTAGAAACGCTTCCAGTCTCAGAAACTTCTTTAGCTTCTTCTGCTGTGAGTTCACCACGCCTTCCATCCCTCTGAGAGATAAGCTTACTTTGCTCTACCGCTTGCTTCTTCACTCTATCATCCTTCCTATCCTCCTTCATGCTCTCTATATCCCTCTTGAAGTTATTCTCCCCATCCTTAGAGTAAGCATACGCCTCAGCCTTTATCATCTCTATCTCTTTACGCATCTCATGCAGAGCTTGCTCTACCTGAATCTTAAGTTGAGCGTCCAACTGCATCTCCTGAGCCTTCATTTGGGCTTGCATCTGCATCTCTTGCGCTCTAAGCTCAGCAGCTTGTTGTGCTGATTGCTGCTGTATCTGAGCCTGCATCTCTGAGTTCTGCATCGCAGTCTGTTGCTGAGCAGCCATGCGCTTCTTTCTTCTGAGAATAAGCAGTTTCTCCGCTTGGTTTATATCCTTCAGCTGCCGAATAGCTATGGCGTCCTCTATATCCAGCTCCTTCTGAGCCAAAGAAATCTGTATGTTGTTCTCCAGATACTGCTTCTCTACCTCCTCCATGTCCTTAACGACAGTAATCCCGAAGTTGAACATATACAGGTCTGAGAACGAAGAAATCACCTTCATGTTCTCGGCCCCTATGGCGTTCTCATAAACCCTGAATATGACGGAGTCGTTGGGGATAATCTGTATACTCTTCACTATGTCTGCACAAACCTTCTTGTACAGCATCAATGATGAGTTAGTAATGTCGTATATAGCGTTATTACCTGCGCTGATAGCTTGTTGTCTGACACCAACCAACTGGTCGCCCTTAGGAGAAGAACCATCCATAACCTCGTTAATACCCGTTGTATCACGGATCATCCTGAGGTAGTGATTGTATATACCTATAAGTTCGTTTATATTTCTTATGGTGTTTCCTATCTCTCTAATCGGCGGGTTCTGGAATCCACCCTCTGGATTCTTACTTCTGTAATAGAAGACGCCTGTCTGCTCATAGATGTCGTGAAGCTCCAGGGGCTGCAACTCCCCACCCTTCCCAAGCTGAACATTCTCCAGTCCTTCGATGTCGATGATGATACCATCAGGCTTGGCCTTAGCCATAGACTGCTGAATCTTAAGGTGAGAAAGCTGTATCTGATCTGCAAACCCTATACAGCTGTCTACCATAGACTTTGGAACCATGTCTCTCATATTCACGGAAACAGCCGAGTACGAAAGCGTGGCTCTGGTTATGTCGTGTATGTTCTTTGGAATGTTCGTAAGCTTTCCGTAGCTGAAGATTTTGTTTGAGCAGACAATCATGGATCCCCCATAAACGACGAGGTTATCCATTCTTACTGGCTTTCTTCCAAACACCGAGTTAGACGGATGCTTGTACTTATCACCCTTGTAGTGAAACCCTACATTCCCGTGCCTGTTTTCCTTCTCCTCAAAGTATATAACATCGTTAGACAGGAACTCAAAGTCAAGCACGTCTATTATGTACTCATCGTAACCGTACTTAGTCATACCAGTAAGGTTATCCAGGCTCCTGCTCCCCATTGACGCGGAGTCGTAGTTGTACATCTTCTGAGCCGCCCTTGCTATATCCTCATACTCCTCTTCTGTAAACTGATCTCCAGCAACACGCTTTAGCTCTTGGATGGACATCCTCTTTATGTGACCAGCATACGTAACATCGTTGAAGTCTGGGTCCTCCGTGTAGCTGTGAATAAAGTATGATGGATCTACGTACTCAGTCGTTATCCCGTAGTTAGGGTCGTTATTTCTTTTGGTGACAGCCATCCCAGTGACGCAGATGTCGTTCACGCATCTCCTGAATATGCTATCGTTGAAGTTGCTCCACTCAAGAGTAAGGTTCGTGGCTATCTGTGCCGCCACCTCGGCTGAAGTCTTTATGTTCTGCCCAAAAAAGATTTCCGCTTCTTCCAGCGTATCTGGTATATTGTCTGGGTCTGCACCCACTACCTCCCCTGTCTTCTCTTTAATTTCCTTAATCAACGGCTTAGCGTTGACAAGCATCTCTACACGCTTCTTTTCAGCGTCCTTTGCAGAGGATGATAACGGGTCGATAGCCTCTACGTTTGGGTATGGGGCCTGAGACAGTATCTTGTTGACTACAATCCTGACAAACTTAGGAAGGATGGGTACTGGAGTAAAATCCAGGTTCATCATGGATCCAGATCCGCTATCTGTATCAAAACTATTCAGCAGCTGCCTATATATCGCTGTGTCTTGAGTTCCGTTGGCGTAGTTCCTGTTTCTCTCAAATATGTTGTACCTTCTCCTGTAAAGAGAAGAGTCCTCATTAAACTTACCCCACTGATTGTATATAGCCTTAGCATAGCTAAGACCATAGTCCTTGCTCTGCTTCTCTTCAGAAGAAGCTAGCGGGTTTGGGAAGTTTCCTCCATTAAGACCCTTAGTTTTATTTTTACCTCCAGATTGATACATTAAGGAGTCTATTTGCTATGATTTCAGCAAATATACACAAACTATCTGTGCCACTCCTTGGGCTTGTATGTCCTGAAGAAGACTTTATCCGACAGGTCTTTCTTTTCTACAATTCTCTTTTTACTGTCAGCGGCAAGCAATGCGTACCCAGAGCTAATGGTCAAGTCGTGCTTTGTTCTGTTGTTTATATCGAAGGCAATCCAGTCCTCCAGGGTTTTATTGAAGTACATATTCCCCATCTCAAAGGTCTCCGAGTTCATACCTACATGACTGTGTATGTACCTCTCTATGGCCTGGGCATGGGAGTGAATAACGTCAGCGGAGTTAGACGGCACACCCTTTGTCCTTACTGTGGCGTGTGAGTTTGCAGACCTTAAGAAATCTGGCCTCTCCATCAGGTACTCGTCATACCCCCTTTGCTCGAAGTACCTCACTATACCATACTTGTTATTCTCCACAAGCAGCGGATACCCATAGAAGAAGGCGCACATTAGTACGTCTTCGTAAAATATGTTAGCCAGATCTGGGCGGGACGCATACTCCACCACGAACATATTCGAAGGGCCATCCATGTTGAACATATTGTACATATGCAGTGACCCTTTAGATCCTCTTCCGTCAACAGTAGCGTCAATGTCATACGAGTCAACACCTCCACGGCCTATGTGTCCATTCGGTGGGACTCGCTTGCCTCTAACCTCGTTAATTACATTCCTCCTGTCTGTAGGTGGCATCCACGCAACCCTAAACCTACCGTTGACATCTGGAGAGAATATAACCTCCACGTCCTTCTCCTTCCATATGAAGTTACCAGTAACGACTGGATTGGGCATCATGTCGT